CGAGCGGCGCATCTGGCGTTGTATCTACTAATGGTCACACTAAATGCATACATTTTTATAATACGCATGCTACAACAAATGCTACAGTTAAATTGAATGGTGGTCCACATCAAGTGGTCATTCCAGCAATTAATAGCGGTGGTGGTTATGTTGAAATTGAAGGTGATTTTACAACTTTTCAAGTTATGACAGCAAGCGTTACACTTGCTGTATATGCAGTTGCATAATTTGCTTGCATTATAATAATGTATTATACTAGGGTTCACTATCTTTATGGACAATCTTAATTTTTCATTTCCAATTACAATGATCAAGACAGAGCAGCGCATTGTCTGCGGTATTGCTACAGCTGACAATGTTGATAAGTCTAATGATATTGTTGATTTCTCAGCATCAGAGATTGCTTTTAAAAATTGGCAAGGCAACATTCGTGAAATGCATGCCCCTATTGCTGTTGGAAAAGCCATTAGTTACAAACCTTTAAAGTTAAAAGGCGAGGATGGTCAAGAGTATAACGCTATTCAAGTGGAAGCTTATATCTCCAAAGGTGCCGAGGCTACTTGGCAAAAAGTTCTTGATGGAACACTTCGTGCTTTTTCAATTGGTGGTCGGATTACAAAGAAAGAAGTCATGGAAGGAAAGATGCATAACGGCAGACCAATTTCTATTATTAAAGAATATGATCTTGGTGAGTTAAGTTTAGTAGATAATCCAGCAAATGCTATGGCAGTAATTGATTTGGTAAAAATGAACAATGTTGGGGATTTAAATTACGCTCTTGATTGCGATTTAGATTGCCAGATTGAAAAAGCAAAACAACCGTTAAAAGATCCAAAGGGCGGATTGACTGCTGCTGGCAGAAGGCACTTCAAAGAAACAGAAGGCGCAAACTTAAAGCCAGGTGTTCGTGGAGCCGCCAATACCCCAGAGAAAATGCGCCGAAAGGGTTCATTCCTTACAAGATTTTTTACAAACCCATCTGGTCCAATGAAGAAGCCAAATGGCGAACCAACACGACTTGCGCTTTCAGCTGCAGCATGGGGTGAGCCAGTTCCTCAGAATTCCTCAGATGCTGCTGCTCTTGCAGCAAAAGGTCGTAGATTATTGGAAAGATATGCAAATACTAAAAAAAATGTTTCAGAAAATAATTTTGACAAAAATTTGCTGGATGCCATTTCAGAACTAATGCAAGATCAAGAGTTAATTATTAAAGTAACAAATCTTGTTTCAACACTTCAAAATTTGATGGCAAATGTTGTTGTATTTTATGCATCGGCACATAGAGCGCATTGGAATGTTGAGGGTGTAGACTTTATAGAATACCACGAATTGTTTGCAAACATTTATGAAGATGTTTATGGATCAATTGACCCAATGGCTGAACTTATTAGAAAACTGGGAGCATTCCCCCCATCGCTAGATGAAGGAAATGATATGGCTAGCATTGAAGATGACTCAGCAACTTCTGACTCCAGAGCATTAGCTATTGATTTATATATGAAAAATTATGGTTTGATTATAATGCTTAAAAATGCATTTAATGTTGCAAACGCAGAAAACGAACAAGGTGTTGCTAACTTTATTGCAGAAAGAATTGATATGCATCAAACATGGGACTGGCAATTAACTTCATCATTAAAAGTATCTGGTGTTGAAATCCCATTGCTTGTTGAGGATGGTGATGAAACTAATATAGAAAATGCTGGAGGTGTTGTGAAAGTAGAAAAATCATGTAATTGCGAAAGTAATGTGGATAAGGGATTGCACAATTTAGAAAAATATGATATTGTAAACCCTATGGATAATTCTTTGACAGATAATAAGATGTCATTTATTAAGAAGTTTATTAATTGGGTAGGTCCAATTGATAATTTAGGACTGGAAAAGTCCGAGCAGGATACAGAAGCTTCAGTAGAAGCCGATGTGATTGTTGAACAAGTGGAGGAACAAGATATGGATATTGAAGTTCTTAAAGAAGCCCTTGGTTCAGTCATTGATCAAAAGCTTACCGACTTCGCAACTTCATTTAAACTGGAAGTAGAAGCGAATGTTGATGCTAAAATTGAGGCTGTAACAAAGAGCGTTGAGGATCAGAAAATTGAATTGGCTGAGAAGTTGGAGACAACTGAGAAAGCCTTAGAGGTTCAGACAGCAAAGGTTGAGGAGTTTGCTCAAGCAGGCGCTGTCAAAAAAAGCGTTGACCCAGAAGATGATGAAGATGGCGAGGAGCTAGTTAAGTCCGCACCAAAGTCATTCTGGAGCAATATGTATTTACCACAAGAGTTAATTAGCTCTTTGGGTTATAGGTCATAAGGGAGGATCATCATATGGCAACACAAAATGAAATTTTAGCAAAAGCTAATGAAGTAACAACGGCAGTGGTGAACTCGGGTAGCGGTGTAAGCTCTATCGGTGGTCTCCTTAATGCAGAGCAATCAAATCGGTTTATTGATTTCGTGGTAGACCAATCAACTTTGATGCAGAGTTCAAGAGTTGTGCGCATGCGTACACCTCAGGTTGACATTGACAAGGTGTCAGTCGGTACAAGAATTATGGCAAAAGCAACAGAAGCCAGTGATACTGGTTCAAACGCAGCGGTAACTTTTTCTAAAGTTTCGTTGAACAGCGTGAAGCTTCGTTTGGATTGGGAATTGAGCACAGAGTCGCTTGAGGACAACATTGAGGGTGCTTCGCTAGAAGATCACCTTGCACAAATGATGGCTCGCCAAACAGCAAACGATCTTGACGATCTTTTGATTAATGGCAACACATCATCAAACAATGGTCTTTTGAAGGCTCTTGATGGTTTCAGTAAGTTAGCTCTTGCAGGTGCAACTGTTGTTGATGAAGCAGGAAACAATGTTTCCCGTGCAACCTACGACAGAGTTCTTCGTAACATGCCAAGCAAGTATTTGCAACGCCGTAACGAATTGCGATTCTTCACAGGCTCGGCAGTTGTGCAAGACACAGCTTTCAGCTTGCAGAATCCTAACTCGGCAACAGCTGCAACATCTGGAGCACCAGCCCCAGCATCAACATATGGTGAGCAAGCATTCTTGAATGGTTCAATCCGTGGAAACGGTGGTCCAGGTGCTACTGGTCTTTCTCCTTATGGTATTCCATTGGTAGAAATTCCACTCATGCCAGAAACAGTTTCGGGTGACTATTCATCCGCTGCTGGTTCACATGGTTATGTTGAATTAACATTCCCAAACAATAGAGTTATTGGTATCCATCGTGACATCACCCTCTACCGTCAGTTCCAACCAAAGACTGACACTATTGAGTACACACAGTTTATGCGTGTTGCAAACAACATTGAGAACCTCGCTTCTTATGTTCTTGCAAAGAATGTCAAACTGCGCACTCTTTAATATAAATAATTAATGTAGAAAGGGTGGAGTGTGAGCGATCACTCTCCACCCTCTCTCATGTTATACTGGATATAAGAATTTATAGAATAGGATGGTTTATGGTAAACAGAGACAATGTAGTTACAACTGAAACAGCAGCCCCTCGCAAGAAGGCTCCAGTCAAGAAAGCTGCAGTTAAGAAAGAAGTGATCCCTGTTGATGGGGATAATGATGGCTTGGTTGATGACGGAAAAGAAACGGAACGGTCTGTTAAATTAGCAGCCGTTTCTAGTGATACTGAATCCCTTGTAATTTATTTTGAAAGTGGAATAGGTTATACAACGGGAACAGGAATTAGGTTTACAAGAGAATCTCCAATGAGAGAGGTCTCTTTTGCAGAAGCAAATTTACTTTTAAGACTTTCTAATTTCAGATTAGCTAATGACGAAGAAAAAGAAATGTATTATAATAACTTGGAGGGCTAATTTATGGCAGGGAATCTTTCAGACTATCTAGAGAACAAATTGCTTGATCATTTCTTAGGCACAGCCACATATACTAAGCCAACCACTGTTTATGTGGGGCTTTATACCGTTGTTCCAACAGACGCTGGTGGTGGAACTCAAGTTACTGGCGGCTCATATGCTCGTCAAACAGCTACATTTTCTGCTGCGGCAAGCGGAACAACATCTAATACTGCCAATATTGACTTTGCAGGAATGCCTGCTGCTACGACTGTAGCTATTGGTGTGTTTGATGCACTTACCTCTGGAAACTTATTGTTGTGGGGAACTCTCACAGCCAACAAAACAACAGATGCTGGGGATACTTTAAGAATCGCAACAGGCGATCTTGATATCAGCATTGACTAGGAGATTAGTATGCTGAGAAGAGATTTTACTGGTGCAGCTACAAGAACGGTTTTAACTGCTGGGGTTAATAACTCTGTAACTTCGCTACCAGTAGCAGATACTACTTCTTACCCTTCTGGCAATAATCCTTTTGTTGTTGTTGTTGATAGAGGAACTCCTGATGAAGAAAAAGTTTTAGTTTCTTCAAAGACATCAACTACTTTTGATGGCTGCATTCGTGGTTATGATAATACTAGCGCAGTGGCGCACAGCACCTCTGCATTTGTTGATCATGTTCTAGACGCTTTAAGTATTCAAGACATGAATACAACTACCTATGATAATGAAGTTTTAATGTGGATGGGGGTATAAATGGCTAACTTAGTTCCTAAATCGTTCTATCTTGGGAATACAACTGCTGCTAATGTATATACAGTTGCTAACACTGTTGGAAATTACTCAATTATTAAATCAATTAACATTTGCAACACCAGCGATACGGCAAATGCTACAGCGGATATTCATATCCTCGTAGGAGCAACTGCTGCTGGAGCGAATAACAAGATTATTAGCAACGCCGTTGTTATTAAAAATGATGTTTTGTATTACAACACAGCCATTGTGATTCCAGCAAATAGCAAGATTTATGTTGCATCTAGCAATAGCTCTTTAACTTTTAATATTAGCGGGGTAGAGTATGCCTAGTTTAGTCAATTCTGGTGGTAGTGGTAGCGGTAATGCTTCTGGAGCAGCAGTTACTTGGGATCCAAAAATTCATGAAATTCTAGATGGCGCATACTTTCATGGATGGCAGTTTGACCCTGCTACTGGGAGATTAACAGTCCAGGCATTGTCGGATACTGATCCGATTCAGATTCCAGACTATAGAAGTGGTGACGGAACACTTGTTGCAAATCCCGATGGTGGTTTTAGATTTGTTGGAAGAGAAAGTCTAGCAGCAAGTTTGGCAAATTTGGTAGCAGGAGAGGTTTTAGATTATAATAATACTAGTGTTTATGTCAACTGGCTTACAAGTCAATCTGAATTAAGCTACTCATGGTATACTAGTAATAAATCGCATTTGATTTTGGAGGTTGCGTAAATGGCACAGGCAATAGATTTAGGAAGATTAAGGTTTTTTCATCAAGGCGTATATGCTGGTGGCACTACCTATGAATTGAATGATGTTGTGTCCTATGGGGCAAAATCATATGTTTATATTAGCACGATCTCCGCTGCTGGTAACTTGCCAACAAATGCTACTTATTGGTCTTTGCTGGCTGATGGACAAGATTTTAGAGGAACTTGGGCAACATCAACCGCCTATAAACTTGATGATATTGTTGTGCGTGGTGGAATAAGTTATATTTGTTTAGAAGCGCACACCTCTGGAACTTTCTCAACTAACTTAGCTGCTGCTAAATGGCAAGCTTTTGTTAGTGGAACTAATTGGAGAGGTAACTGGGCGGGGACAACTGCTTATTTGGTTAATGATCTTGCATTCGTTAATGGTAACGCATATATTTCAACAAGTGATCATACTAGTACAAGCACTTTTGCAACTGACTTGGCAGCGCCATACTGGGCTCTGTTTTCCCAAGGCGGGACTGGAGAAATCCCAGCACAAACTGGCAATGCAAACAAGGTATTAAAAACTGATGGTACAGATGTTTCTTGGACAAATACATTGTCAATTGCTAATGCAACCGTGTCTGGCACGGTACTCGCAACCACCTTAACTGCTAATACATCAGTGATAACATTAGCTTTGAACGCAACTTCATCAGCAACTGTTGGTAATGGTGCAAGCGCCTTTGGTGGTACATTAACAAACCCAACTTTAACT